AGTGACTAGTGTGGTGAGTGGCCCTGACACTAGAAGCAGGGCCACTCTTAGACCTCCCCGGCTTTTATTCCGAGGTCTGAGGCTTCCCGTCCTCTGGTAGGTCTGTGGGTTAACCTTTGTGAGTTTGTACACCATTGTCAAGGACTAGCGGGTTTCTGGCGTGTTTGGCATAATCTCGGGGCTCCACCTGTGTGACATTGTGCGGCGATATGCCAGGGTAGGTTTACCGTCACGGATAGTAACCAATAATTGACCAGGTATATCTAGGTCGTCTAACTCAAATGAGTGGTAGGTGGCGTTTAGCACCCGTGGCGTGTCTGGCTCCAATGATCGGCCCCCCGTCCGTTATTCCAGGCGGTATAAAATGCGCGGTCTTGATAGTAGCGGTTCCATGCCTGTATGGGCTTAAATCGTAGGGCTTTGATGTCCTCTATTAGGCCGTCACGGGTTGACCTGGACTCTTGAATCATCATGTGAGTCAGGCTGACCCGCCATTGAGAGTCTAGGAACTGGTAGGCCCCGCTTGCCGTGCTTATGCTTGACCTTGCCCTATAGTTTGATCGGGATTCCCTGTGCATAATGCACTTGCGAACCTGTGCCCATTTAGTGTCGTAATGCTCACCCGTGTAAAGACTAGGCTCGTAGCCTTTCCAGTCCTGTGCAGCTGTCGATTTGGCTACGCATGCCGGGGCCGTCATCATGGCCGCACACATGAGTAGTTCGCCTATCATTCGGCACCAATAACAGTAACCGTGCTAGATATTCGCACCCGCTTACCAATAATTTCGTCTACGCTTTGCCGGTCGATCCGGCGTTGACCCCCTGGCGTAGTGATTCCGTCTATCTGGCCGTTATCGACGTAGCGGCGTATTGAGTCCCGTGAGACTCCGAGTAGTGTGGCGGCTTCGCCTGGCTTAATGTATTCGGTCATGTGTTCCCCTTTGTGTAGGGTTCGAGGTTACCGGTTAATTGCTTGATTTACGCGCTTTAGCGAGATCGCGTGTCCACCTGGCTTTAGTAATCGGGGATCGGGCCAATATGGGCAACGGGAATATAGTCCCGTCCCTGTCCGCGTAGCTCGTAAAGGAGATATGAATATGGGCAGTGTGCCCCCATTTTCCGTGTCTCCATGTCCACCACGTTTTACGATACGACCCCGACGCGATCCGGTTCTCGTATACAACGTATTTCAGCCGATTCGAGCCGGGTAAACCTGACGCGGCATAGTCCAGGAGTTGGTTAGCTAGGACTCTGGCCGTGCCACCATTTGACAATGTGCCTAGGTTTTCGTCGACGTCGATAGCGTGAACGATTCCGGCTTTATTAGGGTTGTGATCCGAGGCTGCTCCCCTACTCGCGTGGGCACTATCACCGACCCACCCGTCAGAGTCCTTTTGACGTCGAGGCCAGCGGCGGTCTATTTGATCGCGTAACGTAACTCCACCTTTACAAAGTTTCGCCATTACTCACCCCGTAACGTGTGTCTTGAGGGTTAAGCGTGTTAATAATAATCGGGATTACGGCGGCACTAATCGCCACAATAAGCGGGTGAATATCTGATGTGGTGAGCCACGATAATGCGGCTCCTAGTGCGGCTCCGAGCGTGATTTTGATAAATGATCCGGTAGGACTATCGGCTAGCCATTTTTCTAGTTGTCTCATTTTTTGTCCATTCCCACATGCTCTATGAGTCGGTCTACTTTGTGTGCTACGTCTGCAAGTGATTGGCCGTGGTTGCGGTAATTTGGTTGTATTGACTTAGTCGCTTTAGCGATTTCGTCGCGGACTACGTTACGGACTAGCCAAATAAGGCCACCACCCATAATTCCTAATATAGCTAGGACGGTAGCGACTAGTCCGACGTAATCCGCTAAAGTCATTTTTTGGCTAGTTTAGCTCGGACGGCTGCCCGCGCCCGCTCCGTGTCGCTAGAAATTTTAACCTTAACTTTCTTTGGTTTCACCTCGACCTCTGGCGGGGTGTCTACGTGTAATTCTTCTTCTATCGCGCTCATTCTGGGGCCTCCTCGGTTATTGGTGCTATGAATACATCTAGGTCGGGGTCGTATGTGTAGCCGCTGCCAGCGTATAAAGCGCGAAAACTACCACTATATGAGGTTTGTAAAAAATCTCCCGCAATGCCACATGCTGCAATAAATGTTTGACCAATATGTTCCGATTCTGGAAAGTCTCCATTACCGCATTTGTCATTATCGACAACAATTACACCTAGTACAACGTTGTTTGTTACCTGTGCAAAATGAGCCATTTTTATACCTTTACCCTAAGAATTACTACACCTGATCCACCGGCACCACCATTTTGCTGTGCGCCACCGCCACCACCACCACCTGTGTTAGCGGACGCTGCCGTGCCTACTGCGTTATTACTTCCACCGGCACCACCACCACCAGCGCCACCAGCGCCACCAGTAACGGCACCACCACCACCACCACCACCGGCGCGAGTAACCGCTGAGCCTGTTGTGCTATTTGACGTACCGGCACCACCGGCACCACCTACGTTAGTTACTGCGGCTGCCCCTACTGCGTTACCGCCACCGCCACCGCCACCAGATGATCCGGCACCGTTAAACCCGTCACCACCTGCAAAACCAATTGTACTTGAAAGCGTTTTACCTCCAATTCTGGTAGCGCCACCAAAGTCACCCGTACCGCCACCACCTGAGGCGCCTGGTTGCCCTTTTTCCTGCAAAGTTCGACCTCCACCACCACCACCACCAACACTAAATAGGGTGTCGAGTTTTCCACCATTTCCACCAGTGCCACCAGCCCCCGTTGCTCCAGCGGCTCCACCACCCGGCACCGTTACGGTTAATGTCCCTGTCGGTAAATATGCATTCGGGTAGTAAGCATGTCCGCCGCCACCACCGGCACCGGCTGCGCCTTGGCCACTAGTTGAAGCGCCACCACCGCCACCGGAGCCCACTATAAGCACGTCGGCTAATCCGTCTTTTGTGACTGTCAGAGTACCGCTGCCGGTATATGTGATGTATTTGTAGTTAAATCCGCCGGTCGTGTAGGTGCCGGTCGCCGTGTCGCTAAAATTGGCGTTACCCGCACCACCCGTAAAAGGGACTAAAGTCCATGTATTTGACCCGGTTCGAATTGCGGTTGCGGCTCCGTATTGGGCTATAGTCGTGGCGGTATTTGTGACAGTCACCCCCGCACCACCATTAACGGTAAGCGCACCCGCTCCGTAATTGACAACCCGAATCATGGCGCCGGTAATCCACACGACAGAGGATTGAGGCGGTATAGTAAAAGTTTTAACCGCCGCGTTAGTAGCCGTGACTATTGTTCTTGCGTCACCCAAGACGAACGTGTAAGTTGCTCCCGGCTGTGAGTTTGCTGTCGGCGAGTTATCTAACTTTGTGTCTACCTTATCCGCCAGGGACAGCGACGTAGCCGGGTAACTTGCGACAAGGTCTGAGGCCTCCACATAGGGAGTGCCACCTGCCGTTACTGCCATATCATTCCTCCTTTATTATGCCGCTAGGCTATTGCTCGTCAAGACTTCAAACCATTGTAAACCGGCTGGTACTGCGCTCCATATTAGTACGGGATCGACTTCACCCCATGTAACCGTTTGGAACGAATAACGCGGGTCGGAAAGTGACAGGGTTAGGATATGTTCGCCGGGGGTGTAAGTTTCTCCCCACCCTTCCACAATTCCAAGAAAGTTTTCTTCGGGTGCCGGTTGCGGCAAGTTAGATAGTGACACGGCCATGCCAGAGACTAGGCTTAAAACTAGGTCGCGGGTTATTGTGTCTAGGTTATGCACCATGACGGACACGGTTCCCAAGCTGTAGAGCGGGTTAGCCTGGGCGGTAATAATGTTGCCGGCCCTGTCAATAACATCCGCTGAGTAGCGTAGTTCTGTGTTTAAGCGGTACTCCCGTAGGCCATAGGACGCTATTGAAGCGCTGTCCGTTTGTGTGGTTTCGTGGGTATCGTCATAACCCAGAACGGTCACCGAGTTAATAATGGTTTGCCGTGTCTTTGACCAGGTAGGGGTAAAAATAATATCCGTACTAGGCACAATGACGGGGAGCGGAATAATACCGAATTGTTGCCACTCGAAAGTCTGTGCGGCCCACGTGCCTAACGTGTTACTCCAAATACCTTCAAACGACGTGATCCCTCTAGCCCCGTAGGACTCGAATATGATTTGCCCCTGGGGGTCATCAAAATAGGTTGCACCCGTCCACTCCGCTACATAACCAAGATACGAAAGCGCATCCGTAGGGTCAATATCGGCGCCGGTAATTTGATGCAATTCGACGGTAGGACTAGCACCGTTTAGGTAAGGGAGACCTGTCGCGGTTAGGACTGTGTCGATACGCTCTCGCACGGTTTCATGCGGGTAGCCGCTTGCCCCGACCTCGACGAAACCTACCCGCGATAGTTCACCTACGGCCGTAATCGTGGAGATAGCGACGGGCGGGACACTAGATAAATGGCTTATCGTGATGTCGGATACTTGCCCCGTGAACCGGTCGAAACCGTAAGCCTGAACTACCAAAGTATCTGATATTTCGACGTCGACCCCTACGGAGCCACGGATAATAATTTGGGCGTTAGACGGTTGCGGGCTTGCCGTTACGTCGGAGCGGCCGTGCTGAATTTGTACCTGGTATTCGATCGTATCTAGGTCGAGGGCTACCCCGTTCAGGAAAATGTCGCTAATCACGATAACACCGGTGCTATAGGTGCCCCGTTACGGGCGTCGTTAGTGCGTAAAAGATTTTGCAGTGCCTGGGCTATTTGCGTATTAGTTATAGCTATTTCTCTCCGAGCGGCTGATGCTACCTTTTCTGCTCGTCCAGCGGTAGCTATGGCTTCCACTTCTCTAATCGCTTCGGCAATATCGGATAATAATTGCGCCTTAAAGGTAACTCCGACAGCTTTACCAATGTTATAGCCCAATTTATTTAGACGTGCCGTGTTTTGTTGAAGTGTCGTGCTGAGACCGTCTATGGTTGCTTCCGCTGTAGCCATACCCGCTAAAAGTCCTTCAGGCACTAGGCCAGATGCTAAAGTTTTGAAAGTGTCTTGAACCATTGGCCACTTAGATTTGAGGGTTTCAAGTAAACCACCCGGATCGTCTAAAGCCGCTTGACCTATACCGCCGCCAATGCCTGGCCCAAGGCTGGCTAATTCTTCGATTAGTGTTTGATCTACTCCGCGTTGCTTTAGGGCGTTTAGGACGTTTCCAAACCATGGGGCCTGGTCTACTGCGGTGTTAAAGTTTTTTATAAAATCGCCAGCGATTAACTTTCCGTCTTCTCCTACTGAACCACCAAAAATACTTTCTAGGTTCACTGTATTTATAGACTTACTTGTACTGGCTATGTATTCGTCTACGGCTCTTCTTGCTTCTTGTAATTTGCCTATTTCGGTATCTAATGCTTTAGA